GACTTAGGATCTGGCGCCTCACGGCGTGAGGGTTCAAGTCCCTCCACTCGCACCAATGGGACAACCATCGCATTCAGCGGTGGTTGTCCTTTTTTATTGACCCCACGATGTCTGGTGCGTTTGACCCCTTTTTGACCCCGCGACGAAGCAAAATTAAACGAGGTCAATTAATTTATCCACGACTTGTTCTTCAATATCCGGCAAAACGTGACTATATGTGTCCATAGTCTGCTGAAAGGAAGAGTGGCCCAACCGCACCTGCACGACCTTGAAATGAACACCGGCTTTTAGCAATAGCGTTGCGTGGGTATGCCGTAACATATGGAAAGTAAGGTGGAAGCCTGCCAGCTTCCCATATTTATTGGCCGTATGACTGATATATTTTGGATCATATGGACGACCATCGCGCCGGCAGAACAATAACCCGTTATCCTCATAGTCTGATGCGGACATCCTGTTTTTGAGCGTCCACATGATTTGTCGTCTTAAAATGGCCATCGTCTTCGCATCGACGGAAATCGTACGCCGGGAAGCGGCGTTTTTTGTTGTTGGTGATATAACCGGCTTTCTATCGATGAGAAGAACCGTTTGATTGACAGAAATAGTCGATGCTTTTGTATTGACATCACGGATACGCAAGCCAAGTAGCTCAGAGCGCCTAAGGCCAGTGTGTAGGGCCACGTAGTATAGATTATAGTGGCAGGGGTTAGAAATGACGCCTAACAGGCGCTGAGCTTCATCTTTTGATAATGCTGATACCTGCGTTTTCTGCTTTTGCGGTAATTTGACACCACGCATGGGAGATACGGGCAATACTCCATCATTGACAGCCTGATTGAGTCCGATTCGGACAACAGCCAGCGCATACTGTACAGACCGATTACTATATCCGCGATCCAGTAAATCAGCAATCAATTTACGAAACATATGGGGCTGTAAATTGACCAGCTTGATTTTGGCCATGGTTGGCAGCACATACCTGCGCAACTGATATACGTATGATTCATATGTATCTGCCGCCAGCGTCGCTCTGGCGCCTCGTAGCCATATCGACAGCCATTGACCTAGAGTGACATTGTAATCGACGTTAGGGGCAGCCTGGATGGTGTTTTTGAATTGTTCGCGCCGCTGCTCGGCGTCTTTTTTGGTCCTGCCATAAAACCAATGCCGTTTGCCGTCGATAGTTAGCGATACTTTGTAGCGTCCATCAGGTCTTTTTTTCATAAAAATCGCCTCTTTTAAAAATTAAAATAAACTCAAAAGGTATTTTTTATATTCACAAATACACTCATAAAGTGTATAATATAATTAAAGGAGGACGTCATGAGCAAATATATTTTCCCAGCTACATTTCAATGGGATGAAAAAGACAAAGTATATTACGTAAATTTTCCGGATGTAGACGGTTGCTTTACAGATGGCGCAACCTTGACCGAAGCAATGGAAAATGCAGACGATGTTTTGAATTTAATGGTCTGGAATATGGAACAGCAAAAGCAGGCTATACCCGAACCGACACCGCGGGATAAAGTAAAAGTACCGGAAAATGGATTCGTTAATTTAGTGGTTGCTGATACCGACGCGTATCAAGATGTCATTGACCGGGAAAATAATCCTATCAAGTATGCGCGCAAGAAAGCTGGATTGAATGTAAAAGGATTAGCTGACCTCTTAGGCGCACCGTATCGTACGGTCCAGGAATGGAACGCCGGAAATCGGATGCCGCCCAAATGGGTACAGCGTTTGATTATCGAAAAAATCGAAGCAAATATGTAGTAATTACCCGCTGTCGAGTAATATAGACAGCGGGGGATTTACATACTATATTTTAATTAAATTGTCAAGGAGAATATTGATTTCAGTGGAAAAGCGTTCCAGCCTCTGATATAATAAACACAAAGGAGGTGTATTGTCATGGTAAGCAATATGATTAAATTGTTCCGCCAAACAGTCTCAGATATTGCTATTTTCATGGCAATATGCGCAACGATTGTTTGCGTTCTAACGATTCTATGGTGGATATTCCCAATAGGAAACGAGTCGTTGATGAAAATCGTTAGATGGATTTTAGGAGCAATCATTACTTTTGTGCTGATCGGAATAAAAAAGATTAAAATTAATTAATATGGAGAAGACCAGTTAATCCTGGTCTTCTTTTTTTACGCGCGGATCCTCTACTCGTAGTCGACCTTGTATTTTCTTCATGTTGGATTCCCCGATAATTTCGTGATTTTTATATTTTTCTATCGCATGAGTAATACTTTCGATTAATCCATCCGTTTTCATTGTTACTTTAGCGTTTTTTACAACAGATATATTTAGCTCGCCTCCACATATACCTATAAATATGATTGCGGCTAAAGCAACAAACACAGGATTTCCAAGTAATTCAATTAAACCGGCAGATTGCACATTTGTTCTTGACTGCACAGAAACCACTTTACTCGGAAGCTTTAATTCTTGGGCGATTTCTTTAGCACGATATAAAATACCCTGCATATAAGTTGGAATATCAAATGCATTGGGACTTTCGGGAGTACGAATATCAAGCGTTAAATGGGCAATGTTGTCTTTGACGTAAAATGGATGGATAGCTCTTTCGATAAATTCACTATAGTCATCTACCATTGAAAGGGTTTGCTGATTTCTAAAAAACGTATAGAGTTTTGAGTCTACTCTTCCTTTTGAAATACCCCGAATCCAATGGGTTTTACGGCGACGTGTATATGGACATTTATTTTCACCAATGTCTTCATCACTGACGTTAACTGTATAATAATCATCGTCTTCAATATATCCAAATGCAAATTGAGCAGACGATGCAGATGGAATGATTACAATATCTCCTTTACGCATTTCCTTACAAAATTTATAAACTTGATTGAGTACGCGGGTAGCTTGAGGATGGTTGATTTTTACCTGTTCCAATAATTCATCTGTACGTTCACTTTCTTCTACACAAGGAACATCTTCATGACCAATGCCGACAAATTCATCAAGAAAAAACTCATCAAAATAACTTCCGCCTTGAGTTCGGATAAACCAATAATGACGCGGTTTAGATATTTCGATAATAGGTAACCCCTCGATTTTTAATAAAGAATACAAATCATTTACTATAGCATCAGTACAGGCTTCAATATTCTTCATGCAGATTCATCCTTTCAAGTACAGAAGATAATTTAATGGCTTTTCACGGCTTACATACGCCGCAAGGTACATATCCTTCGGCAAGAGCTTCATCACGGGAGTCGATGGGGACAAAATTTTCAGGATGCTTGATGGTACGGCAGTCGGTATAGTGGAATTTCATGGAACGGGGATTGCCCAGGTAGTCGGCGGCAAAGGCTGTACCGACTGAGGACAATACGCAGATCATAGCCAGGACCAGGGTAAGTTTCTTAATCATAGGATTCATCCTTTCTTTTATTTTTTCTTCAGCTGATTTTTTCTTTCGTGTTCAATCTGCTTGATGCTTTTATCAGGAGTAGGGAGGTCTTCTGGCATGGTTCCGCCTAATGATTCGATAGCCTTGCGGACGGTATATCCGACTTCGAAGTGAGCTTTATTGGCTTCTTCTTTGGACTGAATATTTTCACGCCGTAATTTGGCTTCTGCCTGTGTAATGCGAAAGAGGTTGGCGCCCAATTCTTCACTGCCCATATTATCTAAAATATCTTCGCTTTTCTTTAATCCCTTGCGGCGTTTAATGGCGGCTGCTGTTTCTCCATCGTACAGCCCCATATAACCGCTGTTCTGGAATCTTGCAAATTCTTGATTTGTCGAAACACCGGCATCTTGGGCCGCCTTCGCCAGCGATTTATTATGTTCGCGGACGTCATCGCGAGCCCGTATCCGCGTGTCGATTTCTTCTTGCAGTTTTTTCGCATCGGCAAGATCCAGAAGATGATCAGCACCAGTTTGCGCCAACCAAAGTTTGAAGGGCTCGGCTTTAGGCGATGGAACGGACTGTATGATTCGAAGAAGTTCTTCCGTGTTGGCTACATCTGTAAGACGCATTTTGCCGTCAGCCGCCTGAAGTTTCAAACGGTTACAATTTGTAACCGTTTCATTCCCCTCTTTTTTTAATCGGCTTTTCAATACTTTCCAATAATTCCGAGGGTCTGAGCTGTCTGTCAGTGCCGCTATGACATCAATAACAGAATAATACCATTGTTCCTCGTCTGGATTCCATACAGAGCGTATATATTGTGATTCAAAAAGTTTGAGTTCGTTCATAAATAACCTCCGTAAAACATAAAAAACTATGAACTCAGCGATTTCAAGGTAATTAGCCCTTTTCTAAGCATCTAAAAATTAATATGGGAATAATGGTGCCATTAGAAGACTGGTCGTCGTATAGGAGCTTGGCCATAGCCGCAAGCTGGTCCAATCCCGCACGAAGCTTGCCTTTCATCGGTCGAGGGGCGGGCTTCCCTGTATCTAATATGCCGACGATATCCCAGTCACCAGGAAGATCTACTCCATATATCGACGCAATATCTTTATAGCTGTCTAACATTGCATCTCTTTTCAAGATGCCACGAACGATTTCGCCAGAAGACATAGATAACTCTGCTTCAATATTCATGGGGATAAACTTAGTTATAGCAGAGAACATTTTATTCACGTTTGTTGCTTCTTGTTTTTCTATATTGAATAATTGCCGATTCTTGGCCATGAAAGGAACTATGTCGACACAAGCATTGAAATCACGTATAGAAAGTTGACCATGAATATGGACAAGGGCTCCTTGTGCCTTTTCAGGTAAATTATCATAGATAGGCAGGTCTAAGATGTTCATTAACTCAATGATACTATGGTCATGCGGGTCAATATTTTGCTCTTGCAGATAATCACTCAGCTTTTTACTTCCTTTGTTGAAACTAGCTATCTTAATGCTGCCTTTTATAGAACGAGAAGAACCCTGGGAAGCGTGGTTTTGTAATTTAACGCCTCGCAGGGTTCCGTTGGTGATTTGGGCTAGATATGAATCAATTCGGTAGGTATCCTTATATAAAATGTCCATCAAGGGGATTTTTCTTTCGGTATCCATACCGTTTTCTTGGTCAAATGATCCCATTTATGCCACTCCTTTTTTGACTTAGAAATCGCCTCATTCACTTCATGACTATCATCAATGATGGCAGTTTCTACGTCATGATATTTTTTTTTGAAGTCAAAAAGATTTTTGAGCATAGCAACTACCTCCTTGACTCCATTATACAACGAGCTCCCTGTATAACTCCAATATTAAATTGTCAAGTAAGTAAGTATATATATCAGCAATGGTGGAAACGGATTATTTAGTTATTTGATGATTACAGATTTGCTTTATCGCTTTTCTTTTGTTTGATTCCAGAGAAAATGTAGAAAATAGCGAAAATAATGAACAGACCGCCCCAAATAGACAAGTCTTTATAGACATCCGAATTGGCGACCCCTACCAGACCGGACAGGCCATAAACAACGCCGTACCAATGATTTATACTGAAATTCAAATAGTTTGAGTTCGTTCATAAATGGCCTCCATGGAAATATAGACTTTTAAAATTCCGAATATCTTTTGCATATCTGTTGAAAACGCCATTGACTTCGCAAGATAAATCATTTTCGTCGATATCTTGTGAATATTGATTGTCCTTTATTTAAGCAATTTAGCTTTGGCTGCCTGGAACTCTTCGTCTGTAAGCATATTGGCTTTCTTCAAATTAGCCAATCTTTCCAGCTGAGAGATTAAATCTTCTGAATCTAAAGCTGGACTTGATGCAGGGGCTGAAGTCGGGGACGTTGACATAGATTGTTTTTGTTTAAAGGCGTCCCAGGCGGAATGGATGCTTTCATAGAGGGGCGTGATATATTGCTTGACCATCTTTTTGACCACCATTGCAGATCCGGATGTCGTAAAGAGTAATTCACCAAATACTAATCCAGTTTCATACTCAATGGAACTTAGCTTATCATAACCGATTTCATGCACCTTTAGGCCATAAATTAGCCCCTTATCAACTAATATGACTCGCTGATCAGTAACAACCAATAAACAATAACTGGATTCGAGCATTCCGGTAGCCGCATTTTTTATTTGTTCATTTTCGCGCAAAATATGGGGTAATTCTTTTACTTCTTTTCGCTTAGCCGCCTGACTATCAGTACTGACGTCATTGATGATTTCTTTTAATTCTTCATAGGAATACATATTACAATAACCTCCTTTGAACGGATTTATTCATAATATATCGAGATTAAACGAATCCCGCCTCTATTATGTGTAGAAGGCGGGTTTTGTTGTTGCGGCTCTTTTTAAGATGCCGATTGAGCTATGTTTAGTGTTTCACGATATTCTTCCGCCTTGGGGACTTCTACGAAGGTTACGGCCTTATCATACTTTTCCTTAACAAGGTTTTCGATTTCTGACAATTTTACTTTAAAAAACTCTTTTCGATGATTTACTTTATTGACTTCCATGTCCCTGAAATGCTGATGAAGCAAAGATTCCAATGCAGGAGCATCATCAGAAAAGATGAGAGCATGAACATCGAATTCAAAAGGAACAGAAGCGCTGCTCAACTCTTTGATACGATCCATTGGTTCCAGCCGACGTGTCATACCGATTTTATAAACATCTTCACCAAATGAACCTATATTTGAAATGATGTATACATAGCCAGCTTTGGCATTGGCTTCGCGTTGCGCAAGACTTTCTTTTTCTTGAGTAAGTTTTTCTAATTTCTCATTCAATTCCTTAATTTTATCCAGGTATAATTGCTTTTCTGCGTCCATGGAACTTTTTTGTAAATATTTCATAGTGCGTTCGATTTCATGCTTAAATTGAGCTTCATCCTTTTCAATCTTCTTTTTAGCCATTTCCATTTCATGACGTACTTTTTCTTCTTCACGAAGTTGTTCTTTTCTGACTTGGAAAAGTTCTTTTTCTTCTTGTAATTTTTTTTGATATTCGTACAAACAGCTCATCCGTTCAAGTTTTATTTTAAGAAAAGCCTTGGTTAATTGGACGTTATCAATGGAAAAAAGTTTATTATGAGCTTCAAAAGATCGGATAATTTTCTGACGAATTGAATCAATATTACGAACGGTTACATTACCAATAAGATTATCTGTTTCCGTATTGAAACTACGCAATAATTGATTTTTTTGTTTTCTCAGGTATGATTTAGTGTGTTCATTGGCGCTGCCAGTAAAAATGATGGCCCCATCATTTTTTTGCAAATCTTTTTCCTCAGCTGAAAATAAAGATAATTTATTTTTTATTTCATCAGAAGATATTTGATCATAAAGAGTAGAATCTATTTCAGAAGTAACCAATGCGTTATCCACTGCATTACAGACCGCATCAAGAGCTTGTTGTTCTTTTTTTGATTCAGCAGCAAGGCGATGAGATAAGTCTTCATATCTTTTTTTCAAAGAAAATTCTTTCTTTTTATAATCATTTTCCAATTCCTTATACTGATTGTTATAATCAGCGACACGTTGAGAATATTCTTCTTGAAGGTCTATTAAATGTTGTTGTTCAGATGATATTTTTTCCCGTATATCACCTAATTGAATTAATTCAGTCATTTCAATACTACGATATTTTTTATGACGCAAATAAACAAGAACCAATGCAATAATCAAAGGAATTCCATATGCGAGTGAAAAAGCGCTTAGAATAACCAGAAATAAAGGACTGAAATAAAGAGGAGCTTCTTTAAGATTGTTAGGTAATTTCATTGATTACATCTCCCTTGTGTTTATATTTATTGTATCTTAAAACTTACGCCGCATTTCTACCACCTTGCCAATAATCTGAATGGGGAGAGATTCAATGTCGTGGTTGGAGTAGAAGTGGGGCGTATATACGGCGACGTTATGACCAATGAGTGTGATACCAGCAGGACTTTCTTTTATCTCTTTGACAGTGGCATCATTTCCATTTACGAGAACAATGGCAATATCTCCAGAATCTACGGTTGGCTGTCTTTTGACGATGACGATGTCGCCGTTGCGCAAAGTGGGTTCCATTGAGTCGCCCTTAACTTGCAGTGCGAAGAAATCACCTGTTGCGGCGAGTTCCGGGGTAATTTCTTCGTAGTCTAATATTTCTTCGACGGCATCTATGGGGATGCCAGCTACAACGCGCCCTAGAACAGGGATTCGGACACCTTTTTTATTTCTAGGTTGAGTAGTAACTCCTTTTAGCAAATAGTCCGTTGTGACATGAAAAAAATCAGCCAGTGCGACAGCTTCGTCATCTCTCAAGGGCCGTTTGCCAAGTTCGATTCTATTAAGGACGATACGATTCATACCTATAGCGGCTGCGACTTCTTTTTGCTGTAAGTCTCGCTCTTTTCTCAGCTTTGTAATTCGTTGTCCGGATGTCATAGTTATCACCTCCCGATATTTACAATTTGTAACTTAATTTAATTATAATAGTTACAAATTGTAAAATCAATTAAAGTTATAATATGTAACTGAGAATATTGACAAGTTACATTTTGTAAATTATAATAACAATATAGAAAGTTACAAAATGTAACTAATGTAGACAAGACGAAAATCTTGTTTACAAATATATTATACGAGGAGGTGATACAATGCCAAAAGTCAATCTAAAGTTTATCAAAAAGAGAAGATTAGAACTTCATATTACACAAGCTCAAATGGCTAAAGCATTAGGACTCAGTTCATCTTCTGGATACAATCACTACGAAAATGGCAATCGCCGCTTTACTGCTGATTTTATGCCAATAATAGCCCAAATACTTAAATGTAGCATAGAAAACTTATATACTTAATTTTTTATCTTAAAAAGTTATAAAACATAACTCTAATTACAGGGGGAAAGATGAAGCTGAAAATGATGGCCATCGTGCTGTTCGCACTTGCGGCCCTGGGCATCGAGTACTGGATATACGACACCGGGATGCTCAAGGAGCACATGACGTTTCTGGAATTTCTGTTACTTATCAGTAGAAGCTAAAGGAGAGTAATGCAAGGGAGGGAGAGAGAATGACGCAAAGAAGGAAAGATTTTAAAACAAACAAGCCAGAACCCATGATGCCACTAGTAAGGGGTGCTCGTGAATTAATATTTGATACTAATAAGAAAGAAATAAAAACAAGCATTAGAGAAGAAATTTTTCGGGAAAGACTACAGCTATCAAGTAGTGATAAGGAGAATGATATAGTTCTTTTTGAAGGCGATTCGGTAAAACATAGTAAGTTTCCTATCGGAATAAAGGATTGGATCGTTTATATTCGCATCACTAAAAATACTACTTGGTATTTGGGGATTCCGCCATACTTTGTAATTGGTTCAAGATGGGTAAGCGATGACGGGTGCTCAATTGAAGATGAATGGATGGATGGCCTTGATGCCTTTGCATTTGGCTTGGGAATTCTCTTGGCCGTTTTCGGGTTAGCTCTACAGATATTAGTCTGGATCTACCGGTAATTGTTTAGCCAACTGCTCATCGAAGCCTTCCAAGGAAAAAAGTTTTTCATAGGTGCGATACTTTTTGCGGTTTGTATCTGAATATTTGCTTCTATGAAATAACGATGTGTCCGTAGATTTAAAGCTGACCATTACGCCATCTTTTAAATCCACATGCGGGTTAAAAACAATCAGAATATGAAGGATGGTGCAAGTACCAACTGGTAAAGGGCCGTGCTTTCCAGGCGGAAGCTCAAAGAAGTAATTGTTAAACAAACTGTCGTTGAAAGGGCATACCAATACCGTTGGATCATCGCGCAGGTATGGAACAGAAACTTGAGTGGCGACCATATGATTCTCGTTGGTTCGAGGGTTAAAAGCACGCAGGTCCAAATAAGCCATGTTTACATTACATGGGTTTACGATAGTAGCCGTCAAGTACATCCCTTTGGAAAACTTAAAGGATTTGAAGACGTCTTTAGCATCTTGCACATGGTAACGAGTATCCAATGCAAAGTATTGATTATCCCAGTCAACAGTAAGATATTTCCGCTGGCGACGGTATGTCATAATTGAAAATCCAAGCGAAATAACAGCTATTAGAAGGGAAAGGTACGAAGCTTTAACAGTTTCCCAAAGCCAATTTAATAACAAGTCAATCATTACATCATATCCTTTCAACATTTGGTGTATTGAGCTCATTATAGCACGAAGAAAGGGAGCGAGAAAAAATGAATAAGAAAGAAAAAGAAATTTTGGGAATGAACATTTTCTTTAACGGTTAATTTTATTGTAACTGAAAGGAGATGGATGACAATGAACAAAAAAGAAAAAGGGTTCCTGGAAAATAACTTATATGAATGCGAAATGTCACGGTTACGGACAGCGGCCAAGATGAAAGACAAGAAGACCAAAGAAAGCCGGTTCGTAGCCCACGCGGCCAAATTTGCCGCCGAAGAAGCGGCCTACATTTGCAGAAACTTCGGCCTGGACGTCGAAGGCATCCGGGCAAAAGCCCAGGAAACCTTTGAATTTGAAAAGGGATAACCGGATTAATTTCATTATATCTGGAAGGAGGTGAAAGTACATGAGCAGGAGATTCGGATTAGATTCGAAAACGGACAGTAAAGATGCCGAAATGGCGCAAGGAAAAGAAAAAGAGCCATGCAGCGGCACGGCTCGACAGATAAAAGATGCGTTAACCAGAAAGCAGTATCACAGTGATGATGAAAGGTTAAAAGATGCGCAAGCATATATTTGGCTTTCGATAGGGGTCGTTGTCATTAGCCTAATAATTTTCCTAGGACAAATAATGAAATGCTTATAATAACTGATACTTTTGCCCAAAAGACAGCGGCGTTTGCACTGGAGATACTTTGTTGGGTTAGCTTTAAAGATTCCTGTTCCTTTTGTAACTCGTATAGTCTGTTTTCACCAGGGATATTCAAAATAAAAGTATCAGTGGGTTTGAACTCATACAGGTAAAAGAAATCTTCTGGAACTTCCTCAAATTGAAAATAGGTTGATCGAGGCAGATTGGGGCCAATTAAATTATAAGTTTCAAATTGGTTAGGCCCGACCTGTGGCTTGTCTATCAGGTAATAGCACATTGTAGGAGAATTCATCGCAGGGATTACGTCTTGAAAATCCTTATATGTGTTTTTGCCAGAGGCAATAGATAGAATCAAAGAATCAATTTCTTTATTCGTAAGATTAAACCGCTTTTTATTGTATGACTTCAATTTATCCTGAAAAATATTTTTTTGTTGCTGTATTACAGCATCTTGGTAAAACGGATTTTGCATTAAATTATTAATGCCAGGAGCGTATTGATTAAGATAATCTTTTAAGTAAGCCATAATATTCACCTCCCTTCAAAAGTAATTATAGCATGGGCGGTGGCACGAGAGGAGAAATGACACATGAGTAAGCGGTTTGGTTTGGAGATAAAAAGGGCCCGAAAGGGTGCAGGTCTTACACAAGAGCAGGCAGCGGAAACGCTGAGCGTGTCCGTCAGGACATACGCAAAGTATGAAGGCGGGGAAATACTTCCAGGCGACGATATGGTCGCCGCCATGATGCAGGTTTTTAACAATCCGTGCCTAGGCTATTCCTACTTGTCCCAGGAATCGGCAGTTGGCAGGATGATCCTGCCGAAAATCGGAAAGATTCCCGGCGTAGCGGCCGGGGCCATGCAGTATCATGTAGCATTGGCGGAAGCCAATAACGACTCGATGAAGCTGGAGAAAATCTGCTGTGACGACAAAATCGACGCATACGAAGCCTTAGCCATACAGCCGCTCATCGACAAGATCTTTGAATTGGCAGGACGAGGGCTGACACTTTGGCTAACGTGTCCGAAACGGACACAAAAAAAGAACCGCCCGGCGGCAACCGGACGGCTCTAAAGGAAAAAAGATTTGGAAAAAAGTTGATAGCTACATTATAGCACGACAAGTGAAGGAAGGGAAGAAGATGGAACGAAGACCCATGGAAAAGATGAAGCTGTGCGACCAGCTCACGTGGAATCGAAAAGAGCTGGCACAGGTAACAGGGAGAAGCCAGGAAATCGTAGATAAATGGATTTACGAAGGTGCGCCATGCATCAAAGAAGGTCACACCTATGTATTTGAACGGACAAGCATCATTGCCTGGCTTCGTGAACGGGCTATTAATCGTATCGGTATGACCAGGAAGAACGTCTATGACGACGTATTTCCGGGCATTGAATTAGCGTGAACAGGAGGAAAATCGATGAAACGAGAAAGGCATATTGGACGTTTTTTACTTGCCCTGGCGGTGGCTTGCAGTGTCGGTCTGTATGTAGGCCATTTACTGGGAGAAACCGTGAAAGCCCAGGAAGATGCCCAAGTTCACATTGTGGACCAGGGGGAAACACTGTGGGAAATCGCCAGGCCCATCGCGGATGAACGCGGTATGGATATCCGTGAAGTCATCTATGAAATCAGCGTGAATAACGACATCAATAGCAATGACGACATCCGCCCAGGGCAGCGGTTAGTCATTAATTTCTGAAAGGCAGGCGAAAATCATGAAATGGGTAGACACACGCTACGAATTACCGGCCCCGCATCGCAGGGTACTTGTCGCAATGAATGTAGGCACAGACTGGGAATTTGTTGCAATAGGCACGTTCTGCATGGATCATTGGATTGTAGACGGGGAAATCCGCCTTGTCACAATGCAAGAGGTCCAGTATTGGGCGCCGATTGCGTCGACGCCAAGGAGGGGAAAATAACGTGAATATTATGCCAGTCGATGAAGCCTATGAAAAAATACTCTGCTGTGCTATGCGCTATGCCCTGGGACGGCGGACGCACATCGTCTATGAAGTCGCTGACTATATCAAGAAGGTGTTGCCGGCACTGAGCCTGGACACGTTGATGATTATGCAGCAGGATATCGAAAATCAACACGGATTCGGTGATGAACTGGATGAAAAACGTTGGATGATGTTATACGTCGATATCCTCAACGAAATCAAAAAGAAATACGCCTGTGAAATGAGGGAATAGCCATGAAAAAACAGGATGAAAGCAAGTGGTTCCGGCGGATGCAGAACCGTAACGTCCATCAAGACATCGCCCGGGAGGCCATCAAGCTGGCGACTAAAGAAATCCATGCCGGACACTGGCACGGGTACGCCGAGGAAATATATTACAAAGATGGCTTTCCCTGCATCCGATGGCAGGACGGGCATTGCGCTCATTACAACATCGTTAAAGGGACAGTATACTAATGGACTGTCCACTATGCGGCCAGCCAACGCACAGTTGGATCTATTGCCGCAAATACAAAAGGGACATCTGCCAGGACCACTGCGAAGATTGTCCGTGGTTCATGGGAAAGATGTTATGGAATTGCCGCTATTCAGAGAGGAAGAAAACGCATGAAAATCGCTATTTACAACCTAAAAGGGGGCGTCGGTAAGACGGTAACGACGGCGAACCTGGCCCACCTTTATGCTACACAACGAACGCATCACATGCCTGGCAGTCATCGCGGCCAGGCACCGCAAGTACTCATGATTGACTGTGACCCGCAGGGGAATCTGACGCAGCTCTACAAACGGTACGACCAGTCAGCCCCGTGCGGGATGCGGGAAAAAGAAGTCATCGGCACGGACTGGCCGTTTCTGTCGCTCATGCCGGGAAATATGGATTTGTATGAACTGGAACGCAGCTATTACGAAAGCAAGACCGTCGATGCCCTGGCCGACATCGGCAGCGGATATGATATTGTCCTCATCGACTGCCCGCCGGCATTGAACATGTTGACCATTAACGCGTTGAGCATCGCGGACTTCATCGTCATACCTGTACGGCTGGACGCCTTTTCCAGCCAGGGGCTGGTGGAACTCGACACACAGCTTCAGGACGTCATGCAAATCAATCCGGCTCTCCAACTGTTGGGCGTGCTCATCACGCATGACGAACGGACGACGCTGAGCGATGAAGCGGAAGGACTGCTAAGAGCCAGCTTCCCTGTCTTCGATACGAAAATCAGCCGGAGCCGCTGGATCATAGACAGTACATTGATGTGCAAGCCGCTGGCCGAACTCGGTATGACACTCAAACCAGCATGGCAATATAGAAAATTAGCCAATGAAATCATAAAGAAGGTGAAACAATGAGCTTAATGGAAAATATGGGCCTCGTCAACAAAGACAAAGACCGGACGATCAAGCAGATTCCGGTCAACTTGCTCGTAGAGAACCCGGATAACTTCTATATCGTCGGCGATGTAGAAGAATTGAAGAACTCGATTATCGCCGCCGGCGGCGTCCGTCAGAACTTGATTGTCGAACCGATGAAAGACGGACGGTACATGATTGTATCCGGCCATCGCCGGTGCAAGGCCGTCAAAGAGCTGCTGAAAGAGCAGACCGTCGGGATTCCCGATACCGTACCCTGCGAAATTTCTACGGACCACTACGGAAATCAACTGCTGCTTATCGATACGAACAGCACGTCCCGGGACTTGACTGCCTGGGAACGGGTCGAGCAATACAAACAGCTCAACAGCCTGTTCAAATACGGCGTCATGACGAATCAAATCAACGGCCGCAAGCGCGACGCGATTGCCAAAACACTGCATGAGAGCACGACAAATATTGCCCGATATTCAGCTATTTCCAACAACCTGAGGAAATATTACGCAGATTGGATGAAATCGGGAAAACTTGGCATTTCGGCGGCCTATGAATTATCTAAATTAACGCCGGACCGGCAGAAAGATTTCTATGAACAGCATATGGATGACGATGAAATCACATTGAAATCTATTGAAGATTTCATCAATCCGGTGCCAGAAGAAACGCCGGCCCAGGAAGCAGCTGTACAAGAAGAAGCAGCCGTGCAGGAAGAAAGACCGGAAACGAACGAAGAAGATCCGGAAGCTATTTCCGCCGATGATGAAGCGGAAGACATCGAAGAAACTCCAGAAGAAGCGGACCAGAAAGAAACATCAACAAAAGATAAGCCTATCACATCGGAAGAATACATGGAACTGCAAAAAGAATATAAGAAGGTCATGAGAGATATCATGGATAAACATCGGCTTATAGATAATTATGTAGAACTGGAAAAGAATGGCTCGTACACCCAGACACAAATGATACACAACATGCAGTGGGCCGCCAGCGCTATGTATAAGCAGTTGGACTACCTGCAGGAGCTGGTTGATAAGATGAAGGCGGTGAGAGGACATGCAGAAAAGTAAGAAAAGAAATTTAGAAATCGGAAGCAATGCCGGCGAAACGACAACGGCAACACTCGTATTCATGGCCCTTCATGATGACTATGGCTTCGGCCAAAAACGGCTGGAACGAATCAAAATGAAATGCAATGAATATAACCGGCAGGAAATAAAAGAAGATCCTACATTCCAGGGGACGGCCTTCATTGCGATGAGGCAGAAAATGGAAAAATTAGGGGTCAGCGAACGGCTGGAACGGGACTTCATTAACTGGATCATATCCGGAGTGGGATTGAGTGGACGCTATCAACGGACGTCGGCGATGGCCAGCGTCGAAGCGTCTTACATTCACCTGTTCCTGGCGATTCATGAATTGTTTGGCTTCGGGGCGCAGCGTCTCAAAGCCATTCAGCAGAAAATCAAATTCTATGCCGGCTGTATCCGTGAAGGAGAGCCGGGGATTGAAGAATTTATGAAATGCATGGCCGTTGAATGTGGGCAGGTATATCCGGGACTGATTGCCTGCGAAGAAAAGTACGGAGAAGTAAAAATTTATGGATAAGGGGGCGGAAATATGATTTGTCCTTGCTGTGGCCGGGAATTCCAGGCCAAGGGAAATGGAAAGTATTGCGAATCATGCCGGCATCGCATCTTAGATGAATATACCAAGTGGCGGCGTATGAAGACGAGAAAGAAACTAAAGAAGTGTATCGTATGTGGACGACCGCTGGAACACTACACATCGCCATATGTGTGCAGCCGTGAATGCGGGAATATTGCCAAGAATATCTTGAATACAGAAAAGCAGCGGCTGTCACGGCAGGCGAATAAGCAGTGGAAGGAAAAAATGTGCTATGGGAATGGGGATGAAAAGCCCGTACCCCGGCGCAAACTAAAGAAGCCGTTATCGCCGTTGGGCCTCGATATCGAACAAGCGAAACTTCACAACATGGATTATCAGACGTGGATGAACAGCAAAGAACGAAAGGAATGGAAAGCACAACGCACGTAACAGATCATGGACTCAGGGCCATGGTATGGCGGGGAATAATTATCATCAGTGTTTTATTTTGGGGCGTATTTATTTATATTCTGGCCCATATCTTAAATTAAAAAGGGACAATGGAAACGTTCATTTTGAGCGTCTCCATTTTTCCATATATATGTATATAAAGGAAGTGATGGGCCTGTGGCCCATTGGGGCTTGTAGTAGGCGTTATATTTAGTGCCACAAGGAAAGGAAGTGAGGACATGGGATTTGTTCGTAATGTGAAATATTTCTGCGGGAAAAGATATTTTGAAACGGATTTGTTTGAAGTTCCTGATATGCGGGAACGAGGAAAGAAGATGAGAGAAAAGAAAGTCAACCTGTCATCGCCGGATCAAGTTCGCAGAAATAAAAAGAAGGCATTGCGGACATTCCGTCAAAAAGTAAACACGAATTTCACCAGGGACGACGTTTATTTGACATTGACCTATGACACGCTTCACCGTCGGGACAACGTGAAGGATGCCAAGAAAGACTTCCACAATTTCATCAAGCGCGTGAATCGTCGGCGTAAAAAAGCGGGGCTTCCCTCGGCAAAGTATATGGGGGCCATCGAACGAAAGGGAACGAATATTCATTTTCACATGATCATCAGCGGGGGCCTGGACCGCAATGAGCTGGAAGACGTTTGGGGTAACGGCCTGAGCAATGCCAGCCGGTTGCGGATAGACGATGCAGAGTTGATGCAGCGGCTCTGTCAATACATCATGAAGGAAGCCCGCGATAAGGAGAAGTTCGAAAACGCATATATTTGTTCACGGAATCTGGAAAATCCGAAAGTCACGAAAACAGACTGGGCTTTTACGCACCGCAAGCTGGAAGAACTGGCTGGTCAGACTGACTGCCGGGATGTGTGGGAGAAATTATATCCTGGCTATGAATTCATCGAAGCCAGCAGTACGTTCAATGAATTGACGGGCTGGCATATCACAGTAAAAATGACGAGGAGGGATAGTGACGTATATTGCAAAGACAAAAAGAGTACGCCTCCGGGGAGTCAAACTAAAACGGCTCAACGACAGCGTACACGAAAGAGACGGGTATAAGTGCATCGTCTGTGGGAGCTACATCGACGACAGGGAAAAGATGCACCATGAACCTTGTGGAATTTATAAGTCAGACGAAATCACCAAGACAGTCACGCTTTGTGAGCGCTGCCACTACGAGCGCCATCATGGAGCCAAGTCGACAGAAATACGAACAAAGTGCGTGGCCTACTTGCAATCCCTTTACGGGGATGCAGGTGCGCGCAAAGAATAGGAGGTAAGGCGAATGAACAGTGAACACTACCAAGACCCGACAGCGGAAAAAGCAATCAGCCGGGTTGAGAAGAAGCGGCAGGAGAAGCGGAAGAACCGTAGGTATCGTATACGCCGGATGCTGTTGAAGCGGGCGCTGGAAGAAATTGCGATTATCTGCGGATTCAAGGTGCACATTACGTTCATCGAAAGCAAGGTGAAGTTATGATCATCCACAAGATTTGCGTGCGCAGTAATGTTGTCCGAATCGGATACCTCGAAAACGAAAAAGAAGCGCCGCGGGAATATATACTGAAAAGCAAAGAACTGGCCCGGCCAGAGCTGTATAAAGCCATGGAAAATATTTTTCAAGTTATGGCCAATGCGGACACCTGCTTTGCCGCGGTATGCGACGGGGAGATTGAAGCCATCGTAATTAAATACAACCGGGACAACAGCGTCGATAATTACGTATTAGCCGGAGCGATGCACGGCGATGACGGATTAGTCGCTACATTCAAGACGGAAAAGATTTATGCTAGAGCTTGGATGGAGCTGGACAATGCCGTGCGAAGCGCTATGAAGGAAGCGGAATTATTCATCAGGGGAAAGCGGGCGCAGATGACGCTGGACATTGAAGCGGAAACGCCGGCACAGAAATTAAAGGGAGGGGTAGCGTGACAAGCACAGAGTATCTCAAACTGGTCTATGAGTCGGAAGAAAAAGCCAACATGCTGCTGAAAGAAATCAGTCAGATCCAACACGACTTGCTGGCATTGAATGCCATTGATTATGAAAAGCCGCGAGTCAGCGGTGGGAACGGGCGGAACGCAATGGAAGACCGGATTATCGGATTTCTGGACAAACGCGACCAAATGTTACATGAATACCTTCAGACCGTAAACCGCCCATGGGAATTCAAGAAGCTCGTCGAATGTATGGATGACGAACGGATGCAGGCGATAATGAAGCGGCATTATTTGTGGCACGAAACCTGGGAAAAAGCCTGCGAAGGAATCTGCTCAGACAGCTGGCTTCGACGGAAGGAAAACGGATTGCGCGCCCAGGCGCTGGAAGAATTCGACAAAATCTTCAAAAAAAATAAAATTAGTTCATGCTAGTTCATGGTAGTTCAGGTTAGACCTGTGGTATAGTGTATATGTGAAGCAATGGGAATGGCGTAGAGCACATGATTGTTTTCACCCCTCAAGAATAGATAGACACGCAAGGAGCAGCACCCCGTCCACATAGACGGGGTGTTGTACTACCCGGACAGCGGCCATGCGCCACGGGTCAATGCACAGGATGTACCTTGCCTGTATGCTGTGCGCATTGGAGACGCTGGATACAAAACAGAAAGGTTTTGCGAAGGTTTCTGGTCAACTTGAGGAAAATAAGATTTTTGATTCGATGAGTCCGGAAATTTTTATTTCTGGATTTTTTTTGACTAGGTTCTTCTGGGTTAACAAAAGCCTTGCGCGACCGCGGCGCCCGAAAGAAAACTAGATTTTAGTAAAATTCAGCCCTTAATTTATATTTTCAAATGGTTTTATGTGAAGCGGGGTATGATTTATTTATATAGCTCATGCGTTCGCATAAACAAACCAAAATGTTAAGTCAGAGAGGAGGGAGGGCGTCATGAAAGTACGCGGGAAAGCCCGTGAAATCACGGTTACTCAGCGTTCGCTGGCCGACGCAATCGGCTTAACCCCTCCCAGAATCTCTCAGTTAATCCAGGAAGGCGTCGTCATTCGCGATGAAAAAGACAAGAGTGGCGGCGTCTTTTTGGTACAATCCATCCTCAATTACAAAGACGCCACCAAAGGAAACGGCGGCGATGAAGACATAGACTACATGACCGAAAAGGCCCGGCATGAAAAGACGAAGCGGGAAATCGCTGAATTGCGCCTGGCTAAAATGGAACACCGCGTATACAGTGCCAAAACGGTCGAATTAGTCATGACGGAAATGTTGTCTAACTTGAGGACGCAGCTGTTGGGACTGCCGACAAAGTTGGCGCCACAGCTGGAAGGGAAAACCAAAGAAGAAATTTACGCCAGATTGACGAAAGAATTGGAAGAAAAGTTATCTGAGCTGAGTGAATATAGCCCGGATCTCTTCACCGATGAAGAAGTAGAAGAGGAGGACGAGCCATGAAGTCAGCGAAAGAATTGTGGCAATACATTTCCCAACACGGATTGAAACCGCTGCCGAAGACGTCTGTAAGCGAATGGGCTGATACGTATCGCTATTTGTCGGCTGGTGTTTCGTCAGAGCCGGGCAAATGGCGAACGGAACGGGCCGAGTATCAACGGGCCATCATGGATGCATTCACAGAACCCGGTGTACATCGCGTCGTCGTCAAGTCGGCGGCGCAGATTGGCAAATCAGACATCATGAACAACGTCATCGGCCGCTTTGCCCACCTGGACCCGGCTTCCATCATGATGATACAGCCGACAGTAGACATGGCCCAGGATTATTCAAAATCACGTATTGCTCCCATGATCCGCGACACGCCCGTATTGAGTTCGCTGTTCTACGATGTGAAGCGGGCCGGGGACAAGACAGCTAAAACCAGGGATGGAAACAACACGATTCTGTCGAAATTCTTCCCAGGCGGCCGACTGGTCATGTGTGGAGCTAACAGCCCGGCCGGACTGGCCAGCCGTCCGATACGGATTCTGCTGGCCGACGAGGTGGACCGATTCCCCGATTCGGCTGGCACCGAAGGCGACCCGGTAGACCTGGCAGCCAAACGAATGACGACTTTCTGGAATCGGGTCATGGGGCTGTTTTCGACGCCGACAACCGAGGGAAGCAGCCGGATTGATGCGGAATACATCGCCGGAACGCAGGAAGAATGGCAACATCAATGCCCTAATTGCGGGGAATGGCATCTGCTCCGGTATCTCGACATGGAAACGGATGCAGAAACCTATAACGACGACCGAGGCGAACGCCATGCTATCGTACATCATGTAAAATGGCGGTGCCCGGCGTGTGGTTATGAATTCACCGAACGGCAAATGAAAAATGCCGTGCAAGGCTATCAGGCGCAGAATCCGAAAGCCAGGGCGAATGGTATCCGTTCCTTCTTCATCAATGCGTTTACGTCTCCCTGGACCAGCTGGAATGACATCATGAGGGAGTGGCTGGAAGCCAAAGGGGACCCGACACGTGAACAAGTCGTAGTCAATACACGGTTTGGCGAAAGTTACCGACAGCCGGGGGCATTTGATGATGAAATGATTTTCGTCCGGCGCCGGGAGCCATATGGGGCAGAACTGCCGGATGGCGTACTGCTATTGACGGCTGCGGTTGATACGCAGGATAATCGCCTGGAATATGAAATCTGCGGATGGGGAGCCGGTGAAGAGTCCTGGGGTATCCGGAAGGGCGTTATTTTAGGCCGCCCAGACCAGGAGTCAACCTAGGAAGAATTGGACACCATCCTAGAACATGTGTACCGGTTTAAAAACGGAACCGGGCTGAAAATCGTCCGCACCTTCATCGACTCCGGCGGTCATTATACCGGCCATGTCTATCGCTATTGTGAAACGAATTTCGCTAAACAACGGTTCGCCATCAAAGGGTACAGCAACATGCCGGGCATACCGTTGAACTACAAAATCGGGAAGGCATCGGGGACGCCGATACCGTTGGTCATCCTCGGCGTCGACGACGGCAAGCAGCAGGTTATGAACCGCCTGGCCATCAAAGTACCAGGGCCTCAATACATGCATTTCCCGTTGAATGAAAACAGCGACGGCCTAGATAACCGGGGATATGACGAACTCTATTTCAAGGGACTTATATCCGAACATAAGACGAAAGTCAAGAAAAACGGCGTTATCCGTGAGGTATGGCAAACGACAACAGGTGTCCGAAACGAACCTCTGGATCTTCGTGTCTACAACCTGGGATGCATGTTGTCGGTCAATCCGCAATGGGATGAACTGCAAACGATTATGAAACAGCCGGCGCAGGAAGCGGCTGTCAGAAAAGAACCACCTAAGCCCGCAAGGAAAAGACGGGTCAGCAAACAGACGAACATTTGGTAGGAGGCACCATGAGTAAACTGCAAAATGAACGACTGGCCCGGTATGTAGAAGCCGAGAAGGCCGTTTTGATGGGACAGTCGTACACTATCGGCAACCGGACTCTGACAAGGGCAGACTTATCCAGCATCCGTGTTGCCATCGACAACCTGATTGCCAGCGGGGCGACGCTGGACGACAGCGAAACACCAGGGAAAGGGCGCGGGAAACGCATTGTATTTTTCGATTAAGGAGGGCCGACCATGGCAAAACGAAATAAACGGTCACGACAAAAGGCGCGGACACCGACAATTCAGAACAGCGGTTATTCAAACGGTGGGGCTTCACATGAAAGCAATATTCTAAAAGCCTACAATCCGCGAAAATATTCCGCAAAATCCGACGTCAACGCCAATCTATATACGTTGCGCAACCGCAGCGCCGACCAGTCTATCAATACGCCTATCGGTGCGGCGGCTATCATGACCAGCTCATTGCATACGATTGGGGCGGGATTACATTTATTTCCGAGACCCAAATATAAGTTATTAGGCATGACAGCTGACGAGTCCCGGAAATGGTCACGCCATGTAGCTCAGGAATTTGACCTGTGGGCCAGCTCGACACAGTGCGATTTGACGAGGCGCAATAATTTTTACGACATGCAGGACATCAACTACACGGGCTATCTCGTGGATGGCGATGCCTTTTGCCTGTTCAAGCGCCGGCCACCGACAGCGGATATGCCGTACAGCTTGCGCCTGCAACTCTTGGAAGGCAACCGGGTAAGCAATCCCTATGGCCGGGACTACTATGGCATTACCGGGCCGTATGCCGTAGAAATGACGGCGCCCACACCGGGGAACAAAATCATATCCGGCGTAGAAATCGACCCGGATGGAGCCGTCGCCGCCTATTGGGTATCGAACAAAGTACCTGGCGACCCGGTAGATATAGGGACGATTGCCACCTGGACCCGCGTCAAAGCATGGGGCGACATTTGCGGCATGCCAAACATCATACAGACCAGCAATGACCAGCGGCCGGAACAATATCGGGGAGCGCCATATTTATCCCCTGTCATTGAAACGCTGAAACAAGTCAGCCGTTACACGACAGCCGAGCTGACAGCTGCCATTGTAAAGTCTTTTTTCTCGCTGTTTTTCACAGAGTCCCAGACATCTGGCGGCACGCTGAATGACTTCATCGGCAAGACCATTGACCCCCAGGGCGGCCCCGTCATCGACCCGGACGAATACGCATTAGGGCCTGGGACCATCAATGCCCTTCCTCGTGGCGTCGATGTCAAAAGCGTCGATGCGTCGCGCAGCATGTCAACGTTCGACGCCTTCACGACGAAGCTGTTGGAAATGGTCGGCAGCGCCATCGGCCAGCCTTACGAAGTCCTGATGAAGCATTTCACGTCATCCTATTCGGCCTCCCGTGCCGCCATGCTACAGGCGTGGGAAGAATATAAGCGCCGGCGCATTTGGTTCGCCCGCGATTTTTGCCAGCCTGTCTATGAAATGTGGCTGGCCGAAGCCATTGCCATCGGGCGCGTCAAAGCCCCGGGATTCTTCACGGATCCATTGATTCGGAAATGTTGGTGCAACGCCGATTGGTACGGACCGACCATGACGATACTTGACCCGGTAAAAGATGTCAACGGCAGCGCCTTGCGGACGACATACGGCCTGAGCACACGAGAACGAGAAGCGGCTGAGCTGACAGGCACGGACCTGGAAGAAAATCTGGAACAGCTGGCGTACGAACAGAAGATGATTGAAAAATACGGTCTGACTATCGGAAGCCCGGAAGTGCTGGCCGACAAAGGAGAGACAACACATGAAGAGTAAAAGATTTTGGCGTTTCGTCAATGAAGCGGGCGACGACAACGCAGAACTGTTGCTGTATGGCGCCATCGCGTCGCAGTCATGGTACGACGATGACGTTACGCCGCGCCAGTTCAACGACGATTTAAAAGAATGTGGCGGCAAGAATCTGACTGTACGCATCAACAGTCCCGGTGGCGACGTGTTCGCGGCCCAGGCCATTTATACGATGCTCAAAGGCTACAGCGGCAAGAAGACCATGCACATCGACGGGATGTGTGCCAGCGCGGCCACTATCATCGCTTGTGCGGGAGACAGTGTAGAAATGCCGAGGAATGCACTGTACATGATTCACAACCCGGCATCCTTTCTCATCGGCGGCTATGATGAACAGGGCCTGGCCAAATTACAGAAAGCGCTGGCATCGACGAAAGAAACGATTTTGAACGTCTATGCGGAACGATGCCATAAGACAACGGATGAATTGGCACAGATGATGGACGATGAAACGTGGATGACGGCCGACCAGGCCCTGGAAAATGGTTTCATCGACGCCATCGACGAAGACTATCAGGTCACGGCCAGCCTGAATGACAATATGCTGATTGTCAATAATATTTCCTGCCCGTGTCACATGAAGAACCGGGCACAGCTTGAAAAGATCATCAACAAAGGAGAAAAAAATATGGATGATAAAACCTTAGCCAGCAAACTGGCAGCCTTATTGGGGTTGAACCCGCAGAACGCGAACAAGGATGCGGATGAATCGAAGCGAATTGCTGAATTGAAGGCACTCAAAAACGGGAACGTATACACCGATGCCATGATTGACCGGGCTATCAGCAACGGTCGGACAGCGGATGATGTAGCTCCCTATATCGAAGCCGTCGCCGGCGTACAGTCGCCGAGTGACCAGGCACTAGCAAGCGTACGCACCATGATTATGGAACAGATGCAGTCCGGATCTGAACAGGTAACGCCAGTACCGAAAACAGGAATGCCGCAGAACCAGGCAGCCGTAAAGAAAGCTCAGGACATTGAAGATGTAGTCAATGCAGCGAATAGATTGAGAGGTGCAAAATAATGGCAATCAGAGAAGTCATCGACATTAAACACGACCAGCTTATCGGCGGGCCGGAAATTCCGATTTTGCTCAAGAACGTCACATTAACGGCTGGGACAGCTATGAAACGCGGCACGCTGATGACAGTTACCGGGACAGCCGCTGTGGCTACGGCTAAAGCCGCTGTTGCCAATGCTATTTTGAGTTGCGACGTGGATGATAAAGCCACCGTTGCGACGGTCTATGTTTCCGGCCGATTCCGTCGCGAATACCTCATTGCCGCCAGCGAAGATACGGTTGACGCCCATGAAGAAGAATTGCGAAATGCCGGTATTTTCTTGACATCTGTACACTAGGAGGAACTGAACATGGCTATTGAATTGAGAGATACTGTATCTTTGATGCAGGCAATGGAACGGATTACGCCGCCGGCATCTTTTTTGCTTGATACCTTTTTCCCGCTTGTACCGGCGACAGCCGTTACGACCAAAATTGCCGTAGAATACCGCAAGCGTGGCCGTCAGCTGGCCCCCTTTGTCGTTCGTGGCGCAAAAGGAGCGAGCCTGAAAGACACGGGCTCTAAAATCGCTATCTACCAGCCGCCGATGATGGGGCCGAGTAAGGTAGTAGATCCGGAAGAATTATCGGAACGCGGCTTTGGCGAAAACATCTACAGCACGACGACACCGGCCCAGCGCGCAGCCATCAAGCAGGCTGAAGATATGGTGGATTTGCAGAACGCAATCATCAACCGCAAAGCGAAGATGGCGGCGGATATCTTGCAGACTGGTAAATGCGACATCGAAGGTTATGCCGATGACGGCAAGACGGTGTTGATTGACACCATTGCGTTTGACTTTGACCATAAAGTCACACCGACGACAACCTGGGATAAAGCCGGCGCGACGATTTACAGCGACATTAAGAACGCTTCGGAACTCATCCAGGAAGACGCCGGTATCGTCCCGACCATGATGATTTGTGGGAAAAATATCGCAGATTATTTGCTGAGCAATGACCAGATCATGAAATGGATGATGGTTCCGACGGCGGACAATCTGTCCCTCATGGGCTTCCAGCCGCAGATTATCAGCCCGCAGATTACTCACGTCGGGCGCATCAAATCGCTGAACCTCGACGTCTATACCTATGCAGAAACGTACACCGACGATGCCGGGAAATCGCAGTATTTCATCGACCCCGATACGGCCATCATCGCCATTCCGGGCCGCGGCAGTCAGCTCCACGGCGCCTGCACCCTGCTCAATGATGCCGGCACGGCCTACGAAACCTTCGTTGCACCGTATGTGCCGTACTATAACGGCAACAAGGATACGCAGGTATTGAGCTTCTACATGTACTGCCGTTGTGTCCTGGCTCCGCAGTTTGTCGACGATTGGGCCGTCATCAAAGCGAAATAGGAGGGAGGACCATGAAGTTAGTCGTTACATACGGCTGCGTTTCCATGGGCAAGCACTTATATCGGACTGGCGACTCGTTCGAGTTGCCGGACGATGAAGCGGAAAAACTCATGGAACGGGCCGATGAACAAGTTGTTGCCTTGGTTGGGGACAAAGTGGCCCCGGCTAATGAGCCAGAGACGGAAGAATCGCCGGCAGACGAACCGGGGATGGAACTGCCCCAGGCCGATGCCGCCGCAGCCGTCCAAAAATGAGCACGTTCAAAGAAATGATAGCTTCGGACATTCCGGCTTTTCTCAATGCTGATGAATTTGCCGAAACACATGATCTGAATGGCAAGAAGTATACATGCATCGTGCAGAGTCCCAAAGAAGACGCTATGTTCCAGACACAGGAAATCTATTCCGGCTTCGAGAGCACCCATGGCCAGGTCATCATCATTCATATCGCTAAAGACGATTACGGAGAAGTACCAGCGGAAGGAGAAAGTTTTACTGTCGATGGCGATTACTGCCTGGTAGATAATGTCATCGACGACATGGGTATCTTGACGATGACCCTGCACAAGAATCACTAGGAGGGCCTATGAGCGTAGAAATCGACATTCAAGGTGACAAAAAGCTTATGGACGCCTTGTCCTCTCTGAGCGATAAAGAAATCGCCAGGGCGGCTGTAGCTGCCGGAAAGCGGGCGGCCACAGCCGCCAGGACGGCAGGGACAAAGGAAATCCGAAGCATTTATACCATGAAGGCCGGGGACTTGAAAGCGAAGGCGCAGATCCGGGCCGATGAAGACGGCGCTACCATCCTTGTCAAAGGGGCGCCCGAGGCAATCCATAAATATCAGGCAAAGAAGCGGCGGGACGGCGTCTTCGTATCCGTAAAGCGCGGGAAAATGACGCATGTCCCCCGCGGCTTTAGCCTGGGCGGGGCATTCGTCGCCCGTAAGGGCAAGGAAAGATACCCGCTGAAAGGTATCTATGGGCCGGCCGTGCCGCAGTTATTCGGCAATCCCGATGTTCTGAGCGTCATGATGGATCGTGGCAGTGACGTCTTTGAAGAACGATTGGAACATGAAATCGAATACAGATTAGGGAAGTGATGCGATGACCCCATTGGAATGCGCGGAAGGTATCGCGGAATTCTTGAAAGAAAAATTCACGGCTTACCAGGAATATTGTGAAGGCCGGTCAGAAAATATCTTTTCGAGTGTCGATACGGATGTAAATGTATATGCCGGATTCCTGCCCCGGGCGAATAACCGGGCAGACCAAAAGAAACTTTGTCCGGCCGTCGTGGTACGGCCAGAAGCTACGACAGACGACCGGGATAAGTCCGTTACGTCTATCGTCATCTACGCGACCATTTACGATGAAGATATGACCTATGGAGCTCATATGTTGTTCCATTTCCTCGAATTCATCCGCTATCACCTGCTGGCCAACAATCCCATTGCCAAGAAATGGTTCATTGATATAGATGACGGGAATATCAAGACGACAATTCCTGATGACCAGCCGTTCCCACAATGGGTAGGTGTCATTGAGTTCGACGTATTCATTCCGCAGCCACGTCAAACTCATTGGGAGGTTTTAGGAGGCAGATACGATGAGTGAAAACAGCGGGCCAGTCATCTACGTCGGCCCAGCCTATAAAGACACGGAAATCCACACGAATCAGATTTTCGCAGACGGGATTCCTGCAAAATATAAGGACGACCCGGTATATAAGCATCTGTTCGTCACAGCGGGCGAATTGGATGCGGCACAAAAAGAAGTTAAATCTACAGGCTCGTTGAGAAACATCATGTATAAACGGGCCATGGCATTACACGGAGGTAAATAAAATGGCATTTTTCCACGGCGTAAAAGCAAGTGAAATCGCAACATCCATTGTAGCGACGATTTCCACGAATGCAGGCTTGCCGGTTGTCTTCGGGACGGCGCCTGTCCATCTGACAGAAGACCCGACGGCCTATGTCAATAAACCCGTCATCTGTTACAGCTGGAAGGAAGCGACGCAGAATTTGGGGTATCATCCCGACTGGGATAAGTACACGCTCTGCGAAGCGATGTATACCGAATTTAAACTGTACAATGTAAAACCAATTGTATTTGTCAATGTATTGGACCCAGCCAAACATAAAGTATCCGTTTCGGACACAGCCAAGACAGTTACGAAGAAACAGGTCATCCTTACGGATCCAGTCTTATTGCATACGCTGACAGTCAAGGGCAGTGCAGACGGGTCCGCAGCTACCTTGGATAAGGACTATACGGCGGCATACGACGATGATGGTCAGCTCATCATTACCCTCTTGGATGATGGTACCCTGGCCTCCGTATCGAGCATCCATGTTGCTTATGACAAATTAGATCCTACGGCTGTCAAAGATGACGATATCATCGGCGGCATGTCCACGGATGGCAAAAACAAAGGGCTGGAACTCGTCGACGATATTTATTTCCAGATTGGCAAAGTTCCGGGCCTGTTGGCAGCACCGGGATGGTCTGAAAAGCCGGCCATTGCCGCTGTCATGAAAGCCAAAGCGGCTAAAATAGACGGATTGTTCCCTTGCATGGCACTGGTAGACATCAATACGGAACAGGTCAAAAAATACGCCGACGTCAACATGTGGAAAAACGGCAATAATTATACAGGAAACAACCAAATTGTCTGCTGGCCGTGTGCCAAAAATGGCGATATGGTTTTCCACTTATCGACCCATATCATGGGCATCATCGGCGTTACCGACGGCAATAACGATGACGTCCCGTATCAGTCACCGTCCAACCAGACATTACAGGCGACAGGGCTGTGCCTGAAAGATGGCAGTGAAGTAAATCTCAATCTGACACAGGCCAATTTGCTGAATGAACAGGGCATCGTTACGGGCTTGAATTTCTCCGGCGGCTGGAAGTCTTGGGGGAACTTTACCGGCGCTTATCCGGGCACGACAGATGTCAAAGATATGTTCATCTGTGTCCGGCGCATGTTCAACTGGCAGTATGTCACCTTCATTTTAACGAACTGGCAGAAGACAGACCAGCCAATCACTCCGAGACTGGTAAAAACGCTGGTAGACAGCGAACAGGTGCGGTTGAATGGGCTGACGTCACGAGGATATCTCTTAGGGGCCAGTGTCCAGTTCCTGGCTGATGAAAACCCGACGACTGATTTACTGGCCGGCATCTTCCGGATCCACACGAAGCTGACGCCGCCTGTCCCGGCACAGGACATTGAAGATACCTTTGAGTATGACGTATCGAATTTTGAAGCATTATTCTCGTAAGGAGGGAAACTCATGGCAGTAAATAAAATCCCGGAAGTCATCAATGATATGCGGGCTTATATCGACGGCGCCGACGATTTAATCGGCGTCAACGAAGTTGAATTGCCGGATTTGAAATCGCTGACAGAAGATATTGAAGGCATCGGCGTCGCTGGTAAAATCGAAGCGCCCATCGCTGGCCATTTTGATTCCCTGGAATTAAAGATGACCTGGCAGGTGCCGACGAAAACGAGTTCCCGCCTGGTCGGCGGCAGCACCTTGGCACTGGAACTCTACTCGGACATCCAGAACTGGGATAGCGGCGCCAATGATTATGAACACGAGCAGTACCGTGTCGCCGTTCGCGGCCGCGTCAAGAGCCACAACCCTGGCAAATTCAAAGCCGGTTCCAAGACGGACAGTGAAACCGTCATCGAATGCACGTACTTTAAAATCGAAATGGGCGGCGCTACGCTCTGTGAAATCGACAAATACGGCTACAAAGCCATCGTCAATGGTGTCGACCTGTTACAGCAGGTTCGCGCCAATATTGGTATGAACTAGGAGGATTCCCATGAAAGAAAAAGAAAACGAACTCGTCAACGCTGAAATCGTAGACCAGGAAAACATCCTGCATCTGACAAAACCACTGCCGAATGGACAGACGGAAATTTATTTTGATTTTACGAAGTTGAATGGCTATGCCCTGCTGGCATGCATGAACCAGGCTAAAAAGAAAGATAAACTCATGGCCGTACCGGCCTTGTCGATGGAATACCAGGCCATCGTGGCCGCGGCGGCCGCCAAAATGAAGTATGATGATATCCTCAACTTGAGTGGTCCGGACTTTATGGCAGCCTGCTTGAAAGCGCAGAATTTTTTGCTTCCCAAGGAGCCGTAGAAAATATAAGATTATCGGCCATGAGGCTGGCGAAGTACACGAAAACGCCGATTGGATGGTTCCTGGATCAGCCAATCGGTGATTTTTATGAGTGGATTCAAGTCATGAACGAAGAAGTCGAACGGGAAGAAGAAGAAATGAAGAAGGCTAAGAAGGGAGGGTGGTAAAATGAGCCGTGTCATGGAATTAGCCATTGCTATCAAAGGACGGCTGGATGGGTCTGTCGCGTCGTCTATGCAGCGGGCTATCGCCGAGTCCAAAGAGTTGAAGACTCAAATCAAGGCGGCCAATGACGCTATGCGGAGCGCACAGCGGGCGGCATCCGCTGAACAGCGGGCCACAGGCCAGGTTAGCGTAGCATCGTATCGGCAGATTGCCGCTCTCCAAGCTCGTATCAACGATTTGACCCAGCGACGGTCCGACATCTTAGATGCCCAGGCCAGAAAGCAAAAAGCACAGGCGGCCTTTGACAGCGCGAAAAGTAACTTGGCTGGGACTGCTATGAAAACAGCTGTTCTGGCAGCGCCGTTAGTGGGGGCAACGAAAGCAGCCATGGAATTTGAAAGTGAAATGGCTGAAATCAGAAAAGTTGTCGATTTTGATACACCCGAGCAATTTAAGCAGATGGGACAAGATATCTTAGACTTATCCACGAAGATGCCGATGGCTGCTTCGGGGATTGCCAAAATTGTGGCGGCTGGCGGGCAGGCTGGTATCGCCAAAGAAGATTTGCTGGAATTTGCTCAAGATGCCGTAAAGATGGGCGTAGCCTTTGACCTTACGGCTGACCAGGCCGGGGACATGATGGCTAAATGGCGAAGCGCATTTGATTTAAACCAAGACGGGGTCGTCGCCTTAGCAGATAAGATTAATTACTTGGGAAATACAACAGCCGCCTCGGCACCGTTGATTTCCGACGTTGTAACTCGCATTGGGCCACTCGGGGAAATCGGCGGGGTCGCATCCGGCGAAATTGCTGCACTTGGGGCTACTATGATACAAACAGGAACCCAATCTGATGTAGCTGCAACTGGTATTAAAAATTTGATTTTAGGTATGTCAATCGGGGAAAAAGCTACAAAAAGCCAGGCCGCCGCCTTCCAACAGTTGGGATTTGATGCGGCAGATATGGCCAAACGGATGCAAACCGATGCCAAAGGCGCCATCTTGGATGTTTTTCATGCCATACAAGCCTTGCCGAAAGATCAGCAAGCCGGCGTTTTGAAAGATTTATTTGGGGAAGAGTCTATTGGTGCTATTTCGCCGTTATTATCAAAACTATATCTATTGGAAGATAATTTCAATAAGGTTAGTGATGCTACGAAATATGGAGGATCAGTGGATGCTGAATATGCAGCCCGATGTGAAACAACGGCCAATCAAATGTATCTGTTCAAAAATAGTATGACAGCCGTAGCCATTGAAATCGGCTCTGCATTATTGCCAGCCATTAACAGCATCTTACGGAGTATCGTTCCTGTTGTCGTTGCTTTTGCCAATTGGGCCAAAGAACATCAGGTATTGATACAAACTATGGTTGCCCTGGCCGCCAGCTTTGCCGGCGTCTTATTGGCCGCCAGGTCTATTTTAGCCATCAGAGCCGGTTTTAGGATGCTTAAAGAAACGGCTGATATGTTCTTTACAGTAAACAAGAATGGGGAAACCGTATTGCGTGGGGCCGCAACGGCATCCAAACTTTTCCATGCCGGATTGAATGGATTAGGGGCAGCCTTTCGTCTTGCGGCAACAGGAGCCAGAGCGTTAGCAATGGCTCTCATGGCCAATCCTATTATCGCCATCGTGGCCGTCATCATCGCCGTGGTCGCCGCCATTATTTATTTCTGGAATACAAACGAACAATTCCGGGCCGCTATCATTGCGATTTGGAACAACATTGTCGCTTTTGGGATGAGCCTGTTTTCTGCCCTGGCCGCCTTCTTCACAGGCGTCTGGAATGGAATTGGGGCTATCGCAACAGCAGTTTGGAACGCCATCATGGCCGTGGCCACGACGGTCGTATCCGTCATCATGAACATTGTTTCCGCATTTGGGGCCTTCTTTGCAGGCGTCTGGAACGGATGCCTGGCCATCGCGTCGGCTGTATGGGATGCTATTTCCAGCTTTGTATCGGGCGCAGCCAGCGTCATAGAAGGCATCATCTCTGCATTGGTAGATTATATTTCCGGTGCTTGGGATAGTGCTGTAGCGGCAGTACAAAGTTTTGCCAGCAGTGTCATAGATGCCATTGGCCAGGCCGTAGACTGGGCGATGGACAAGTGGAGCAGCTTAGTTAATGCCTTATCGCATCCGATTGATACGGCTATCAACATTGCACAAAACATAACCCGTACAATCAGCGAAGCAACCAGCGGCGGTGATGACGTCAGCGAAAACGCCAGAGGTGGCATTTATCAGCGTGGGGCCTTCCTGACAACATTCGCCGAAGACTCGGCAGAAGCAGCTATCCCTTTAGACGGGTCGGCACGAGCTATCTCATTGTGGCAGCAGGCCGGAACCGCGTTAGGGGTCATGCCCAAAACGCCACAGCGGATGAGTGCAGGAACAGCCAAAGCCCCGTCGTACAGCAACAGCAGCATCACACTGGATTTCCGGCCGACTATCAACGTCCAGGGCGGCGGTGACGTCGCTGATGTCGTCCGTCAAGCCTTGGAGGAACAGGCGCGTCAATTCCAGCGGGAACTGCCTAAAATGCTGGATAGAGTATCCGCAGGACGGAGGCGGTTGAGCTATGAATAAGTACACGACAGTCCAGGGGGACATGTGGGATGCCATTGCATATAAAATTTTCGGCAATGAGCTCTATATGAATGAACTGCTGGAAGCGAATGAAACGTACCGGAACACGGCTATTTTTCCAGCAGGGATTACATTGAACATCCCGGACATCAATGTAATCCAGTCATCCAAGATTTTGCCACCATGGAAGCGGTGATGCTATGTCTTTAGAAACAATTAAAGCCAAATTAAATGAATGGAAAAAAGAACTGACGCCGGGGACATTCCTCGGACGCCGGGCTTATGCTCAAATACTGTATACGCCGGCAGGCGAAACAGAGAGCAAAGACATATCCGAAGATATGATGAAGTATCTGCTATCCATTGAAGTGACGGACAACCTGTCTGGACAGGTCGATGACATGACAGTTACCTTGGAAGACAGGGCGCAGCTGTGGCAGGACACATGGTATCCGGAACCGGGGTCCAAATTGGACATTACCCTTTATACACTGAACAAAAACGGCGTCAACGAGGGTATCAAAGAATTGCCAGTCGGAGAATTTGAAGTTGATGAAATAGAAATCAACGGGATGCCGACGACGGTACAAATCAAAGCCGTCAACGCTATTGCCGATACGTCATTGCGAGGCATTAAGCAGAATCAATCATGGGATAATATCAGTCTCTATAAAATCGCCAATGACATTGCCTGGAGAAATGGCATGTCGCTGGACTATGAGCCGGGAGACCAGAACAACCCATCGTATGAGCATGTCGAGCAGTCAGACGCATCAGACCTTGAATTTTTGAAGAAGCTATGTGATGATGCCGGCCTGGATCTGAAAATATCGACCAAGACCATTATCATCCTCGATGAATACCAACTGGAAACCCAAGAGCCGCTGATTGTATTCTGGCGGCCAGGGACAGCCTCGTTTTCTGAGCAGACGAGTGATGATGACGTATCGCCTGAAAATCCGCTGAACTTTACGGATTTCCTGTCCTACTCAATGAAAGCCAAGACTCGTGACATTTATCGGGCCTGCCACGTTAAATACAAGCAGGGCAAGAACAAAGAAGTCATCGAGGGCTACTTTGAAGCCCCGAATAAGCAAACGGGGCTGACGCTGGAAGTGAATGAACAATGCGACACAGTGGACGCCGCAAATAAGCTGGCCAGGAAAAAATTGCGAGAACAGAACCGGGATGAAATCACGGCATCCTTTAGCCTGTACGGCGACTTCCACTTCATGGCCGGCATTGTCATTGGTTTCATGAACTTCGGCGCCTTTGATGGAAAATATATCGTCACAAAGGCAACACACGGCCTGGGAAATGGGTATGTACTCAGTCTGGAAATGAGGAGGTGCCTCGATGGATACTAACATCAAAAAGCTATTAGAAAACCTGATATTTTATGGCACTGTATGCGCACTGACTCCGAAAGACGGGACCGTGCGCGTGTGTCGTGAAGATAAAAGAAACAAGGTAACGAACGATATGTTCGTCCTTCAACGCGGCTCATCGGAATCGAAAGATTTCTGGATGCCGGCTGTCGGGGACCAAGTGCTCTGCATACAGATGCCGAACTTTTCGGGTGCCGGCGTAGGTGATGGATTCGTGCTGGGAACTTTCTTCAGCAGCACTGATGCGCCGCCTGGCGGAGCCGATGCCAACACACGGGTCATCGACACGCCGGGAAATATGAAAATCAATGTCGGCGGGGTCTTGCAGATTAATGCTTCCGGTGGGGATGTGGTAGTTAACGGCATATCACTCGTGTCGCATGTACACGGCGGTGTCACGCCAGGCGGCAGTAAAACGAGCACGCCAGAATAGGAGGCGTTATGTATATCGGATATATGGGCAGTCTGCCATTCATCGTATCGTCGCATTATCTAAGGACACCGGCCAACTATCAGACCGAGGCGGGAAGCCGCTGGCAGGACCATGACATTATCTATCATAAGCCGGTCAGTGAGTTCATCGGGCCGAAATTACGAACAATCACCTTTGACCTTATTCTCACAGCATCGCATAACATTGCGATAAAAAAGGACTTGGCCACGATGAAGGAGATGTGCGAAAACGGCACCGTATTCCCGCTAATCATCGGGATGCGGCCAGTCAGCCAAAACTACTGGCGCCTGGACTCCATGTCCGTTTCGGATACGTTTTTTAGCTCTGTTGGGGCATTAATTTGGGCCAAAGTAAACGTCAAGCTTGTCGAATACGATGATAGCAACTACCAGGAAGAAAAATCAAAACTGAACCTTTACGGCAGCATTGCCAACGGGATACTGACCGTCTTTAGATAGGAGGACATCCGTGGAATATGTTGTAATGCCAGACGCCAAAACCATTGATTTTGCGCCAGCAACGAAAATCGAAGAAATATTGCAGAACGTCCGGACCATCTTGGGGACTGTAAAATTCTCAGTGCCACTTGATAGGGAGTTTGGAATTTCCGGGGATGCCGTAGATAAGCCCATGTTACAAGCAGAAGCGGTTTTATCGAGTGAAATTTTTGCTCAAATCAAGCGCTACGAACCAAGGGTGAGTATTACGGAAATAACATTCACGGGCGACATAAAAGGACGACTTACGCCGAAAGTGACGGTGAAAATTAATGAAACTAGCTGATTTACCAGACATCGAATTCGTAGACGGCGATGCGGAGAAAATCAAAGCCGCCGTCTTTAACGACTATACCAGCATAACCGGCCGAACTTTAGCCCAGGGCGACCCGGTACGACTGTTCCTGTTGGTCGTATCCGAAGCGATTGTCCGGCTTGTAAATAATCAAAATTACATCGGCAAACAGAATCTGCTGAAATATGCGTCCGGCGGAAACCTGGACAACCTAGGCGCTTTTTCCGACACAACACGAATACCGGCATCGGCCGCAACGACAACGCTGCTGATTACGTTGGCAGCTAAACGCGAACAGGAAACTATCGTAAAATCCGGAACGCGTGTAGCGACGGACAGCGGCATTTATTTCGCAACCAACGAAGATGCGGCCGTCCTGGCAGGGAACCTGACAACGACGGTAAAAGCAACATGCCAAACGGTCGGAACAGTCGGAAATGGGTTTCTCCCAGGCGAAATCAAATCCATAGTTGATCCAGTGGCTTATGTGGCTTCTATCGTCAATACGACGACCAGCGCAGGCGGAGCTGATGAAGAGTCAGATGACGACTATCGAGAACGCATCCACGAAGCGCCGGAACGATTTTCCACGGCCGGGCCGACAGGGGCTTACGAGTATTGGGCGAAGTCGGCTAACAGCGGCATCATCGACGTTGCCGTAACCAGTCCCAGCGCCGGAGCCGTTGAAATACGGCCGCTCATGACAGGCGGGACACTGCCGGAGCAGGAATTACTGGACGCGGTAAAAACGGTAGTATCTGCGGATAAAGTACGTCCACTGACCGATAACGTATCGGTCGTCGCACTAGATGCGGTATCCTATGACATTACCCTGACCTATTATACCGACGTCGGCACGGCGGAATCTACTGTCAAAGACGCCGTAACGACAGCCGTAAATAACTATCGGCTGTGGCAGAAATCTAAAATTGGCCGGGACATCAACCCGTCGCGACTGATTGCCGATGTTATGGCTGTCGCCGGCGTAAAACGCGTCATCGTCACGGCGCCGACATATACCGTGCTGACAGGCGTACAAGTTGCCCAGGATAAAACGGTATCCGTCGTCTTAGGAGGGAGTGAAGACGAATGATAGATGCGGATTACAAAATCGCAGAACATTTGCCGGAATCCATCAACAAAGACCCCGTACCGGATTTGGCCCGCGTCGTCGATATGGCGCTGTCCGACATCAATCCGGATTTGTTACTGATTTACCCGGCCATTGATGACCTGCCGGAAGCGCTCATTGACCATTTGGCAGAGCAGATGCACGTCGACGAATACGATGACAATTCGGACTTGTCTGTAAAAAGGCAGCAGGTCAAAGAATCGTTTTTACTACATAAATTCAAGGGCACAAAATATGCTGTACAGCGGGCCGTAGCTACGGTGTATCAATCAGCTGTGGTGCAGGAATGGCCTGAATACGACGGTCAGCCCTATCACTTCCGAGTAACGCTGATAACGGCTCCATTAGATGGAGCAACACTAATCAATAAAATGGTAAGGTTGATCAATGCGTATAAAAACACGCGATCATGGCTGGATTATGTGCAATTCATCAGGCGATGCACAGGAGAAGCTAAGTTCGGCGCGAATATGAGTATTGTTCGCCAGACATGCATTACGTTTGATTTAAAACAAATGCTGATAGCACAGAAAGATATTTATTTTGCCAGTGCTGTCGGCACATTCAGGAGGGATGTCATTCATGGCAAATTGGAATAAAATCACCATGACCGATGTCGGGGCGACATTGCAAGCCAAAATCAATGCGGGCCTGACTACACTCAAGTTTACGCGTGTTGCTATCGGGTCCGGTACGCGGACCGGGTCGTTGAACAGTGCAACAGCACTAATCAATGAACAGATGACGCTGGGCATCAATAAAATTACGCAGAGTGGGAATACCGTAACGCTGGAGCTGACTATCAGTAACAGTGGGGTTAAAACGGGGTTCAAAATATCAGAGCTGGGACTATTTGCGACGGACCCGGATGTCGGTGAAATCATGTATGTGGCGATGACGGACGACAATCCAGATTATATGCCAGCCGAAGGCGGAAGCACGGTCGTACAGCAAGAATTTCAGTTACAGTTTACCATGAGCAATACGGGTAACGTGTCGGCTACAATTAATCCTAACGGGTTCCTGACTGTAGCGCACAACACGGATGAAACGGCGCACTTAAACCGCTTGTGTGTTTCTGATACATCGGGGAAACCGTCATCTATGGCTGATAATGGCATTTGGGTCGAGCTTTTAGAGTAGGTGGTATCATGCTGAGGGTCAAGAACAATGAAATTTATTTGACACGCGGGGACACTGCGAGCTTTACCCTGGATATAGTTGATGATACCAGGGCTAAGTATGAGATTACTGATGATGACCAAATTCTATTTACTGTCAAAAGAAGCACAAGCGACACGGCCGTAATACTGCAAAAAGCTGTAGTTGATAAGACGATCACTATTAAACCGGCAGAGACATCAGGCCTTCCTTACGGCACGTATTACTATGATGTACAGCTAAGCCGTCCGGATGGATTTGTCGCAACTGTAATTACCCCGACCCCTTTTATAATTTGTGATGAGGTGACTTTCTAATGGAAAGACTTACTGGCGTTATTAAAGCAAAATCAAATCTGGTGGGGAATTTAACATCCCGCGTGAATCTAACAGGAAGAATCATTCCTGAGCGAACTGTAGAAATTGAATATGCTACGGATCAAGATATTTTGAATTTGTTTAGAGTTGGAGATGATGGAGATGGCAACAACTATTGATAAAATTTGCCGTGTAAGCAATTTAGACCTCTTTTTAACACAGATTAAAAAGTTATTTGTATCAAAAGAATCTGGCAAAGGTCTATCGACGAACGACTACTCTACCGATGAGAAAAATAAGCTGGCGGGGATTCAGGAAGGCGCCAACAATTACACGTTACCTAAGGCCTCGGCAACGGCACTGGGGGGGCGTAAAAGTTGGTGCTGGCCTGGCGATTGCAACGGATGGAACACTTAGCGCAAGTGGCACAGATTTAACTCCGTATGCTAAAACAGCTGACCTCGCCGCGGTTGCAAAATCCGGTAAGTATAGCGATTTAAGTGGCACACCGGACGCGCTAAAGAATCCAGCAGCCATTACATTTACGGGCGCGGCAACGGGGACATATGACGGATCTGCGGCGGTATCCGTTACAATCCCTACTATTCCGACTAAATTATCTGCCTTCCAAAACGATGCTGGGTATGTAACGGCGGGCAACGCGGATGCGACATACGCTAAAAAATCAGATATTACGACAGTATTCCGGTATCGAGGCAGCGTAGATACGTATGCGGACCTGCCTGTTAATGGTGTGCAAGTCGGGGATACGTACAACATCACTGCGGCGGATGCATCACACAGCATCAACGCCGGGGATAATGTGTCCTGGAATGGTAATAGTTGGGATAATTTGGCGGGCATCGTGGACTTATCCGCGTATGCAAAGTCGTCGGATGTCGCTAATGCATACATGAAGAAATCTGACTATCCGATGGCAACTGACGCCGATATCCTCGCACTTTTTACATGAGTATGAGGGGGCGAGCACGTGAGTCTTATACAGCTAAATCAGCTAGGAACATTTCTGTCTAAATTAAGTAGCACCTTTGCAAAAAAGACGGACGTAGAATCTGCATTGTCAGCGAAGCAAAATAAACTGACATTTGACACGGTGCCCCAATCGGGCAGCACGAATCCGGTCACAAGCGACGGCGTTTATAATGCCGTTACCCATTTGTCTGGCATGCTTGTAGAAGAAAAGGGCTCCGGCACAATGGAGCCCGTCGATATTCAGGATGTTGTGATGAGCGATACCCAGCCGACACAAGCATGCGCGGTGTGGATTGAACCTAAAGAATAAAGGAGGAAACTGTTATGGATATCATTAAATCTATTCTGCACGTATTCAAAAAAAGCGATAACGCATTTAAAGTCATGCACCCAGAGACGGAATCTGCATGCATTACAGACTGGAACACGGGAATCGTCAACACACTAGCCAGCACGGGACTGAGCAGTATCGTCAACGTATTGTCGTCGGACAGCCTGCTCGTGCTGCTGATTAAAAAAGTATTTGACGCGACGGGTGTTAAATACTCGATTGGACAAAACGGATATGTGTGCTTCGGCTCGCTGGTCGGCGGCCTAATTATACAGTGGGGAAATGCTAGTATCAATGACGGGAAGTCATACGGTGATTTCTCATTACCCCTTTCGGTATCTGATGTCCTGGCCGTATTTGCCCTCGATTATGACACCAGTTCGTCAAACGGGACAACAATAGGCGATTACTATACGGCAACTTATAAGACAGCATTTTCTAATAACTCGAAATTACGTTTTGTAACTAAAGGGTCGGCAATGGGCGGATTTGCTGTATTAGTTATTTGCAAATAGCGACATAAAATATCGTATACCCACCACTTGTACCTAACCATTTATTGGTTTTCATAGAATAGGTCTCTGGTCGCAGGGATACGCCTTCGTGCATCCCGACGATAGCTATTAAATTCGCTGCTATCGGCAGGATAAGAGTTTCATTTTCATTGCTTATTCCCCACTGTTTATACGCCGATGGAAATCCAGCCAAAAGCACCTAATGCCTTGTTTGCGCTATCTGTCGTTACCGTGAAGCTGTTATTGGTAATTGATAAAACGGCTGCTGTGAATGCGTCACCGCTCGTCCCCGTAATATCATACGGAATTGCATGAACGAACTGGCTATAAGCAAGTGGAAAAGATACGCTATATTTAAGAGCAGTAGCATTTTCTTTTCCCCACTGTTTAGAAAATTTCGTGTACCATAGCCACGAAAGGGGCGATAGTGGCTATGGAAAATTGGAAAATCATATTAAACGAAATTAGTAGCATTATTAATGACCTTACAGAGGTCACAGAAATAATTTTGAAAGAAGGTGGTATGATGAAACTGCCAAACGGATTCGGGTGCATTAGAAAAATGGGTGGTAATCGCCGTAAACCATATGCCGTATGTATGAGTATTGACGGGCGGCAAAAATACCTTGGCAGTTTTGAGACAAGGGAAGACGCATTTCAATATCTGATTAAACTCAATGGAGGAAAATTCATAAGGAACAAAACAGATGGCCCGACGTTTGAAGAGCTGTACCACGAATGGAAACGTGAAAAATGGCCTATGATTGGTGATAGCTCAAAAACAAGCTATGAATCGGCGTATGCGTATTGCTCCGACCTATGGAGGATGTCTTTCATTGACGTGCGGTATAAGCAGATTCAAGCCGTCATGGACAAGGTACGAGAAAAAGGGCTGTCATATTCAAGTCAGAAGAAAGTCAAAACGTTGCTATATCAGCTGTATGAGTACGCTTGCAAGACTGATATCGTAGATAAAAACTACGCACAGTACTTAGAGCTGGGGAAGAACGTCCCAGTATACAAGAAGCGGCCGTATAGCCGTGAGGAAATCGAACTGCTCTTGAAGCATAAGGACGATGAGGCCGTTCAGGAAATTCTCATGCTGATTTACTGCGGCGTCCGAATTGGCGAGTTACTGGCGCTAAAGGTTGCGGACGTACATCTTCAGGAACGATGGTTTTTAGTACGTGACAGCAAAACAGCGGCCGGTCGGAACCGTCATGTTCCGATTGCCGAAAAAGTAATTCCGTTCTGGGAAGCACGTTGCCAGGATAACAGCGTATTTGTGCTTAACCGGGCCGGAAAAAGGTACAGCTATACAAACTACCATGACCGATACGAAAAGGCGCTAAAACGGCTGAATTTGGTACACACATTACATGAAACACGGCATACATGCGCCAGCCTTTTAAATTCTGCCGGAGCTAATGACGTATGTGTGAAGATGATTCTCGGCCATCAGCAGGACGGCATTACAAAGCAAGTCTATACGCATAAAACGCTGGCCGAGCTTATCCACGCCATTAATTTAATTTGAAAGGGTGATAAAAATGAAAGGTACAAACGTGAATTACTATGCCGCCGGATTTGACAAGGACGGTAAAAGGGTATGCAGTATGATCTGCGATTTCAACCCGGACAATGAAAAGAACGCAGACAAAAAAGCCGCATTACTCGATAAGGTCAAAGCTACGTCCGAAGACGTAACCATTGCGGAAATCATCACAGCAGAAGATTTTGTCGAGTACTTGGGCGGTAAAGTTCGAGGATCTGATGGAACACCGACAGAATATATTCCGCCTGAACCGACAGAATCAGAAAAGAAGACAGCAAAAATAAACGAAATCAAGGCGAAATATAACTCTCAGCTCGACGCCATGGTAACGGCCCGCGTCAAAGCTACCATGCTCGGCGCGGATACCTCGAAGATTGACGCCAACTATAAAAACACCTTGGCCGCCATGGCTGCGGAAATCAAGAAAGCATAGGAGGGATGAACCATGGAATTTTGCGAATTTTGCGGGAACATTTTAAATGACGACGGACGTTGCCCGTGGGCTGATTGTCCTCATAATGCTATCCTGGACGTTATGGCCGCCGCCGAAGCCGCTGACAAGCAGACCACCACAACAGAGACAACCAAGCAGAACGGGGGCACGTAATTGGAATCAATCATAACTTTTTTTCGCGAGATGGTCCCAGGTGGGGCTGCTATGGGGTGGGGGGCCATAGTGTCATGTATTGGTACGGCGTTTTCGTATCTCATCGGATGGAATGATGTAATTGAAGCGTTGCTGGTAGCCATGGCCATCGACTACGTGACGGGAATCTTGGCAGCTTATATTAACCCTAATTTGGCATTGAATAGTCAAAAAGGCTTTAAGGGAATCTGCAAAAAAATCGTCATTCTGCTATTAGTGGCACTGGCTCACGAGCTGGACCGTGCCACGGGCCAGCCGGCTGTACAATCATTGGTGGTGTGGTTCTTCTTGGGTAATGAAGGGTTGTCAATCGTGGAAAATGCAGCGAAAGCGGGATTACCCATACCAGGGAAATTAAGAGCAACCTTAGAGCAATTAACAGATAAAAATGAAAGGACGGTACAGAAATGAAGGTATTTATCAATCCGGGGCATGATACAAAATACGATTCCGGAGCAGTACACTATGACGCGGATGGAAATGTAGATTTACGGGAATGCGATGTAGCACTGAAAATTGGCACGGCCGTAAAAAAATATCTTGAAGCAGCTGGATGTGAATGTTATTTAATGCAAAGCGACAATTTAGCGCCGACGCCGGCAGGGCGTAGCGACTATG